AGGGTGTATCCGCTCATAGCAGAGTGTACACAAAAGACGTTTTCTAATAAGGAAATCTTTGTTAAGGTTGAAGCCCTTATGAAACGTCATGATAAGGATTGGGCTCCACGAATTATCTATCAAAGTTCTGATCTCCATAATGCCATGCTTGGTCCTGTTATGCAAGCATGCACGCAACGCATGTTTACGCTGATGGGTCAGTCACAAGGCTCGTGCACTATGAACTATAAGGGCGCTTACAAGACCAGCTCTCAGGAGTTGGCCGACTATATCTCCAGGCACGGTTCGCCTGAGAGCGTTTTTATAGAGAGTGACTTCACGAGTAATGATATGACTCAGCTGCGTGATGTGCACATTTTGGAGGTTAAGTGGCTGCGCGGTTTAGGTGCACCTGTTTGGCTCACATCTCTGATGCTACATGCTAATTCGTTTGCGGTTTCTAATCGTAAACATAGCTTCAGGGGCGTTGTGAGAAATCAGTTGCCTACCGGCGCGCAGAGCACGACTTTTAGAAATTCTTTTTGGAATTGCTCTATAAACTATGCATTCGTGTTAAAACACGGTTTTCATGGTGATTGTATGGTCCTCGGTGATGATAATGTCACGCGTCTAGACAATCCTTGGCTTTCTAGGCCTCGGTGTCTTAGACGTGAATATGAGTTTGTTTGTAAACTTGCAGGGATGCGAGCGGAGGTTAAAGTCCACCGCCATCTTAGCGAGTGTACTTTTCTTAGCAAACAGTTTATAATGACCAACCGGGGATACGTTATGGTACCCAAGTTTGGTAAGGCTATTGCGAGATTCAATGCCCGAGCTTCTGTCAATGAGGCGGTCGATGATCGTTCTTATTTGGCTGGTAAGGCTTTGAGTTATGCTTACGAGTTCCGCAGTTGCCCGCCAATTTCTAGGTGCTATTTCGTACGTTATCTTCAGTTAGCTCCCTCTAGTGATGTTTCGTTAGACGGGCTGGGTTGGAATGCTAAAGGGGCGTTTCTTGAACTAGGCGTAGCAGGCATTGTGGCTTCCATTGCTGCAGTGTCTCATGTTGCGTCTAGGGACGATATGACTCGCTTCTATCATTGGAAGTATTCCCTCACAGCACTTGACGTCGTCAGCATTGTTATTGGGACCTTGTTTGGAGAAAACGACATTGATCCGATTCTGTGTGAGCGTATACTAGAGGACTTCCTTTAGTAGGCCCACAGCGCTATCGTTACCCGGCGAAAC